AACTTGTCTTTGCAAAAGTTCGTTCCAACTTTTCCAAAAGTTTATTCAATTTTTCACGAGCTTCAACTGGTTTCACCTTGGCAAGGGCTGCAATTAAATTGATGACACCAGTCACATCATGTGCTTCTGATCCCGTGGTATTCATGAGGTCTGTGACACGATCACACCCACGAGGGTTGAGGTACCTAACAGTCTTGAACATTTGAGTACTCTGAATGCTTTTGTAAATAGTTTGTTTAAAACCTGGTTAAAATTTAGACATTATTTTTAATAAATGAAAGTTTGTATTCTTGGATCAAACGGTTTTATTGGGAAAAATCTGATAGCAAGTAACCCAGATTGGATTGGAGTCACGAGACAACAACTTGATTTGACTGTTCAAAAAGATGTTGATACATTTTTTGAAAAGAATGTATTTGATGTTGTTATACACTGTGCGGTAATCGGAGGCAGCCGCCTACACAGAGACTCTGGAGAAGTTTTTTATAAGAATCTCATAATGTTTGAAAATGTTGTGAGACACTTGCCAAAGATTGGTAAACTCATTTACTTTTCGAGTGGAGCTGCGAGAACTGGAAACCCACCAACCGATCCCTATGGATTTTCAAAGTGGTTGATTGACAAGAGGATTTCATCACTAGGGGAAAATGTGTACTCGCTTTGTATCTGGGGATGTTATGGTCCCGGTGAAGTTGAGACTCGGTTTTCCGCAATTTGCAAGAACAAGGGTCACGTCACCATTCAAAAGGATCGGTACTTTGACTTTGTAGATGTTGCCAAAGTTGTAAAAGTAGTGGAGAAATATTGTATAAAGGGAGGTCAAAAGTTTTCAAACTTGGTTGACCAAGAAATTGAAAAGATGAAACTTTCTGAGTGGGCAAAACATTTTGGGGCAACTTTTACAATTATTGAAGAAGGTCTTGATGATCCTTACACAAGTTAGATGGTTTCACATACCGTACGTAAAACAGTAGCGTCAAAAAAATGATGTTTCTCTAGACGTACAATTTCTAAAAGAACATTATAACACTGTTTGAGTGTCAATGAATATTTTTCAATGAGATGAATTGCGTAATTGACATGCATGGAGTGCATACCCGTTATGAAATACAAGACATGGTTCTTCTTGTATGTGCCAATCCACTTTTCACCATATTCGAGTACTGGAAACAAATCGTATTTTTTATTACCAGACATCAGAAAGTGTGAAATTATAAGTTCAGTCTTGGCGTTTCCGGACCCGCGTCCCAGACCTCCGATTGTAGAATCTACAATGTCACACCCATTGTACATTGCATCAATAGTCTTGACACTTGCATTCAAAAGGTTATCGTGGGCATGAAATCCAATCTTTCCAGAATAACAGCTCTTCATGGTACTCAGAATACTCTTCATCTTTACAATACCAAGATTTCCATATGTATCGGCAATGTAGAGATACTCTGGAGAACATTTTGAAAGAATTTTACAAGACTCTTCAATCTGAGCACTTGTCATCTTGTCAATTCGACCAATATTCACAGTCACAATGTATCCAAGTTGTTTGAGTTTATCAACCATTTCACACGTCTCATGAAGGAGTTCCACATCAAGAACCGAGTCATCCTTATTTTTGCAATGGTATGCGATGAGAACTCGAACCATAGAAACAAGTGATTGACTCTTGGGAACAAAGTCGTCAATTGTAAAAGTACCCATCTGAGCCATTAATGCAAGTTTACAAGAATCATCCACAACATCTTGTAAAGTTTCATTAATAACATTCTCAGTCGAGTTGTACCAGATACCAAATTCAGGATCAGGCTTTGTGCGCCGAAACCCAACTTCACAAAAATCTACATTTGATTGTTTACACGCATTGTAATTATCAACAACTTGTTCCTTTGTAAACGCCCAATTGTTTGTGTAACCGCCATCACGAAGAGTGCAATCAAGAATCATTTTATAAAATAGTAAATCTAAACTTTAAACATATTCTCTTCGAGTGTTTCACGTTCCAAGAATGGGTACATATCTTGGTACGGCAAGTTTACAAATGTGCCATCGGGCATCAACTTGTTTGAAATTTTTGGAGTTCGTTCTTGAACTTTGCACACAACTTCAACAATAGCCGGACCCTTGATTGTCATGTAATCAACTGTAGAACTATCATAGTATGGTATATCGTAGACACTTGCAAGCTTCTTGATATCGGGACACTCGAGACCGCTTGCTACAGTTGTACCAAACTCGCGCTTGAATATGGTATTTTGTGTAATTTGGATAGCGCCGTAACCACCATTATTGTAATACATTATGACAACTGGTAAATTATTCGTCTTGATAGTCTGCAACTCTTGGAGATTTAATTGAAATGATCCATCACCGACAAACGAAAAGACAGTCTTTCCGCGAAGGGCTGCACCGGCTGCAACTGGAACTTCGTACCCCATGTCTCCATGCCCGCTGCTTATGAAACGATCACCCTGTTTGCACTTGAACATATGCCAAACAACGCAGTACAGTGATCCAGATGATGCAACCGAAATACAGTTTTCCGGCTTGTTCTCAAAGAATGACTTGGTAATGGGGTATGGGTTGTCACTCTCAGTGCTTGGTAATTCACACCCCCATTCATTTTTCCATTTCTGGGTACGTAAGAGCCATTCTGGGTCTGGGGTACCCTTTGGTGGATCGAGATTGAAAAAGGTACCTAGATCCATGTGTACATTAATATCTGTCTTCTTTTCATCCAAAAATTCAGTGGGATCTGTATCAACGTACACCACTTTACAATTTGGAGCAAACATATCTCGATTGTATCCAGTTATACTACGAGACAATCTGCACCCGAGACAAAGTAAAACGTCGCAGTTTTGAATTGCAAAATTTCCAGCACGGTTGCCGATGAGACCAACCTTTCCAATGTACTTGTCACTCAAGTCGATACCAAAAAAGGAGACGACAAATGGAACATTTATAAACTTGTTAAACTTGTCTTCACATTTTGCAATATGAATACCATTGCCAGCAAGAACCAAGGGTCGTTTGGCGCTTGTCCACATGTCAATAAACTCTTGTGGTAGAGATGTTTGAAGAGTTGACACTGGAGTAACAAATGTTGAAATAACATAGTCGGGAACTTGCATAGATTGAACATCAACGGGTATGGATAACCAAACGGGTCCGAGACGTCCAGTTGTCAGATTGTGGATACACTCATCAAGGATACTTTTGATGTCACTTGGATTCCACAACTCGTGTGCAAACTTTGTAATAGGTGAAACCATAGATATGATATCAACGTCAGAACCAAAATATCCACGAACATCCTTACCCTTTGATTTAAACATTCGAATGTTGAAATCTTTGTGGACCTGACCGCTTATGAAAAACACAGGAACACTATCTTGATACGCAATCATACAAGGAGTAATCGCATTTGTGGCTCCGCATCCAGAAGTTACACAACAAATAGATGGAGTGTACTCCACACTAGAGTATCCAATTGCAGAGTACCCAGCCGGAGATTCACCGTGCGTATACATAACATTCATCTTTTGACCAAATGAATCATTCAAGTGCATGGCAAATCCACCCGTAACCGAGAAACACTGATTGATTCCATGTTTTAAAAGGTACTCTGTTATGAATTCGGCAACCTTCATTAAAGAAAAAGCGCCTTCATTCTTTAAATGTTTAAGAGATTGTGTTTTTGTGGACACAAGGAAACAAAACAACTTGTTAGCTTACCAATAGTACCTTTTGACGGATATCAAATTTCAAAAAGTAATCAACTTTCAATAGTTAAATGTTTGAATCCGAGATGTGGTTTTATATTTAATAATGAATCTTCAACCCAAGAAGATTTCAACAAGTACTATGCGAGTAATAATATGTACTTTTTTAAGAGGGACAAAGTTTCTGATATTGTTGAACAAACTTTTCAAGTTTTAGAACATTTCATGACAAAGGAATCTAGTATACTTGATATAGGTTGCGGGAGTGGAGAACTTTTATTGCATTTGAAAAATCAAGGGTACTATAACTCATTTGGTCTAGATACTTCGCAAGATTGTATCAAAAATCTAATTGAAAATGGAATTAAAATGTTTACAGGTGATGTCTTTGAAAATAACATTACTCAACAATTTGATGTTGTAATACTTAGTCATGTTGTGGAACACATATACGACTTGAATAAACTATCTCAAGTGTTAGAAAAATATATGAAACCAAGTGGTCTCATGTACATCGAAGTACCAGATAGTGATGTGTACCACGCCGACAAACAACAACCACCTTTTCAAGAATACAACACAGAACACATTAATCACTTTGACGAAATGTCTCTGTCACAATTATTCATGCGATTCAAAGTTGTTTCAATGAATAAAAAAATAATAAAACCTGTTGATTATGGTGCACTGTATGCTATATTTTCAAAGAGAAGTTTTCAAGATGAAAACAATTCAAAGTATATTGAAAAGTCTCAACTAGAATTGGAAAAGTACAATGGATTAAAGGATGTTACTATATGGGGTGTAGGTGAATTTGCATATAAACTTTTAGCAATTAACAATGTAAAAAGTTTGATAGATGATAACCCTGAAAAAATTGGAAAAACTATAAAAGGTCTAAAAGTCTTGTCACAAAAAGAATTTGATTACAAGTCGGATATTATAGTAACAAGTCCAACTTTAAAATTGTTCTTTTATGTTTTTGATCTTGATGGCACACTCATCGATTCTGAAAGATTACATTACGAGGCACTTGGTTGGAACATTTCATTTGAAGAGTACGAAAATTTATTAAATACAACTGGTATACAACTTGATCCAGAATCTCGTAAACTAAAGAATGAACGAATGGTCTACAAAGGTGTTCAATGGATACCCGGGGCTGAAGAGCTTGTAGATTACATACACAAAAATAATTTAAATCATGTTGTTGTAACAAATTCAAGTAATACCACAGTTGAAAAGTTTAAAGAACAATTACCGGGTCTCAGAAAATTGACAAACTGGGTGACTCGTGAAGACTATGAAAAGCCAAAACCCGATCCAGAATGTTATCAACTTGCAATGAAAAAGTTTTACAAGAATGAAATAAAAATTCTTGGATTTGAAAATACTTTACTTGGTAAACAATCTCTATCAAGTATAACTGAACATATTTATATGATATCACAATCATCAACATTTAAAGAGTTCGCACACTCGAGTATTATATGAAGATCACATACACAATTCAAGTCTGTAATGAATCTCGTGAACTTTATTCCCTACTTAATTTTATATTAAAGGTCAAAGATGAAGAGGACAACATAAATGTTGTTGTTGATTCATTACATACAACTGAAAAGGTTAAAATGGTACTTGATCATTTCAAGGATCGTATAACAGTGTTCGAACGACCATTTGATAATTTTTATGAAAATGCAACCTTTCACAATCAGAAAGCAACCGGTGATTATATTTTTGGAATTGATGCCGATGAAATGCCCCAAGAGGGTCTAATAAAGGGACTCAAGAAGCTCCTCACCGAAAGTGACATTGATATCCTTTTTATACCACGTATAAACATTCACCCAGGTTCTACAAAAGAGTTTTCTGAAAAAATGGGATTCAATATAAATCGTTGTGGATGGATAAATTGGCCAGATTATCAGGGTCGAGTGTACAAGAATTCACCTGAGATTCAGTGGACAAATGAACTTCATACAAAGTTGTCTGGAAGTGAAAAGGTGAATGCACTTGGCGCTGAACCAGAACTTGCATTGTGGCACATTAAATCTGTCGAGAAGCAAGAAAGTCGCTGGGTGAACAACGATATTACATCTCCTACATCGGGCAATTTATATGATTTATTAATGTAATTCATTTACACGGGTACTACAGAACCCTTGCGCTTTTTACTATCCGAAACCGTTTCTAGCTTTTCTACATCTATAAACTCCATCACGCAGTTGTCGTAGAGCACCTTGGTCTTCTGCAGCGACTCGTTCGTATACACCACCAGGTTCTTCGCCATCTCGATAAATTCACGAGTACCAACAGTTTGATTCACCAGCTGAGCAAACAGATCCTTGGAAACATTCACAAACATATCGTGAATGTTTCGAACGTCCCGTTTCTTTTCCCGGTGCTTCTCATTCTTCTGAATTCGAAACTTGAACTGGTACTCGGAAATCTTACCCCGCATAAAACTCTTCCGGTTTTCCAAATTGGAATCATCAATCTGGTTTCGGGGAAGAAACGCCTCCATCTCGTTACAAAGCCGAAGAAACTTATCAATAAATTCGAGATATGTTAATCCGTATTCACCTCGGTAAACTGCCATTCGAACTTCGTATGCACTCGGAAACCGGTTTACATCACCACATGGTACATCACCCGGGTTTCTTTGAAGATTCCCATTCATACGCTGGTACTCGTAGTAATGCGGGTTGTGGATATTCCCAGTCTCAATCTGCATAGTGTTCCAGTCAAACGTGCAGTGACACGCGGTACACCACATTTGGGAACACCCGGATGCTTTGAAGATGAGTTCTCCGCACTTGGGACACGGTTTGGTATCCTTGGCAAGGAGTTTGACCGTCTCCACATTCCCGGGATCACACTCGTGATCCTCGAGTTTCTCTTCATTGCAATCTTTGCAGATGTGTTTGGAACACAAACCGCATTTCCACTGAGTGGATAGAAACCCCTGACACCCATCACCGGGACACTTCCGAACAAACTGCTTCCGAACCGGTTTCGCTTTAGCCCCGCGGTCAATTAGACCCAGGGTTTCCATCACCTGGTTGTACTCGGCAAACACCGGATTGTACCTACCAGGCTTGTGACCGTGTTCAAGCACAAACTTCTTAATAATCTCATGCTTAATCTTTTCAAGTTTCCTTGCTCGGTTCTCACGAACTATTAAAGACTGGGTCTGTGGAAACAGACTCTTCTCCCGCTCAAATAGGAGATTCTCTCTGTGCCATTTGTGCTTCCCATT